ATGAGCGTGTCATCGTCTGGTATATGCACGTCCCTGCCCTCAAACCACTCCCTCGCGTTCCAGAACAACTCGTCCCTCAGCCTGCCAAACCTCTGCTTCAAACTGGCCGTCTCCGATACCGACACAGCCACAGCGGGCAGGTCCAGTTCCACAAGGCGGTCAGCCAACCCCGCACCCAGTCCAATCGCGTCAATGTAAATCGCCTGCGGGCGGGTCATATACGGACACGCCTCATACTCCGTCAGCACAATGCCAGCAAGCTCCATCAGGTCCTTGTTCTGCCACGTCTTGATCGGCTCAATCATCACCTGCCCCTGACGCTTGGCCAAGGCCGACCTGTCCCCGCCGAATCGGGCCACGTCCAGACCCCAGATAACGGGAGTTGTTGGTGAGGGGGTAACTTCCCTTCGCGTGGCCTCTTCCACAATGTACAGCGGCACCAGTACGTCATCAGACTGCGTGGGGAACTCGCCCAGCACCCTCACCCTGTAAACATTGCTGTCCTCGCCATACTTCTCAGCCATGCCCTTCAGAAACTCCTCAGAGACATATTCCCCGTCATGACAGGACACCGTAATGTTATGCCACATATGCCGCATAGAATGGAACGATTCGTAGAAAAATCCATCGGACCGCGTGGGGTTCCCACACATGACCGTTTTCGCGTTGGGGGTGGACAGGGCACCCTCAGCTACCTGAAACACCACGTCCGGCACCCCAGAAGCCTCCTCAACAAGGAAAAGCATATTCTCACTGTGAAAGCCCTGCAACGCCTCTGGGTTCTCCTTACGGCTTGTTCTGGCCACTGCAAAGCTGTCACTAGCACCCCTCAGACTAATTTTGTCACTCTTGAACTCCAACAGGCTTTTAAAGCCGTCAGGGAGCTTCCTCGCCCATTTGTCAATCTCCGACCACAGCACATCTGACAACTGGTGCGCCGTATTGGCTGTAATGGCAACCTTGCACGGGTAATGACTAAACAGCCACCACAGGACCAACCACGACTGGAACGCCGTTTTACCAACTCCGTGGCCGGACTTAATGCTCACGCGGTCATGGCTTGCTACAGCGCGGAGGGCTGAGGCTTGCCAATGCTGAGGCTCGGCTTGCAGAATGTTCTCAACAAAGAAAACAGGGTCAGCGTGGATTTTTACGAGCAGGTCGGTGGTGAGGTTGTCTGTCATGTGAATCTTTCTGGGGGGTGTGTGGTTATGTTCTTTTTTTCACCGGCCCCGCGTGTGATTTGACGGGGGGGTCTGGCCAGTTTGTCGCATAATGTCCATTATGTAATTGGTATACCCTGCAATATCAATGACTTAGCTATGTCGTAATGTCGGGTCTGTAAAAGTGTCGCAATCTGGACACTAATCTGCCCTTAGTTGCGAGCCATTCGCAGGTTTCGCGGGCGCGGGCGTAGCGGTGTGAGTGTTTTGCCCCTCATCATCATGCTCTATCACCACATCCCCCTCCAGCTTTGCCTGCTCTACCCTAGCCGCAACCCTCTTTAATTCATCAACAAAACTTGCTTTATGCTCCACTTCGACCCGCTGATTGTCTCCGTAAAAACGCGGATACAATTTAGTCATTCGCCACTTCATCGTGTCCACTGCAAGCCTGCCAGCGTTGTAGTCCATCTCGCCGGTAGCCACAGCCTTAATCACGTCGTCTATCTCATCATCAATAGCAGTAGCCCGTGATTCCATAGCCTCATGGTAACGCCGGTCAACCTCAGCGTCCCTGCTCTTCAGATAATGGAAGCTCTCATAGCTGGGCATATCCTTCATCTTGCCCACAGCTCGCGCACTCATGCCATCGATGGCAATCCGCTTCAGATACTCTTCTAGTATCTCTGGGTTCCAGACTGTCCTGTAGTTACCTTTTCTCTTCGCCATAGGTACCTCCTAACCCCTTATACCCTGAACAAGTTAAGCATTGCAAGTTAGCTGTTGACTAACTCTAATACTTAGTTTAAGGCTATATTATAACCGTTCAAAAGGAGGAACAAATGAATAAACAACGGCGTACTAAAATTGACGAGGCAATGGCAAAGATTGCTGATGCTAAAGCTATCATTGAGGAGGTGTATGAGGAAGAAGAGGAGGCATATGAAAACCTCCCAGAAAGCCTGCAATATTCAGAGCGTGGTGAGCAGATGCAGGAATGTGTCTCAGCTTTAGAAAGTGCTATTTCATCCTTTGATGAATTGGATGATTATCTTGATGAAGCAAGGGGAGAATAAAATGGACAATCATACCTGCGACAAGCTAATAAAAATCCTTCAGGGAATCAAAGAAACCAACCACACCATGGGAATGGATGACCCATATGAAAACCCTGACTTCGGAAGGGACTGGTATTATCCAGCCGAAAGGCAACACTACAGTCTTATTGATAAGTTTGTTTCAACAATCAAAGAGCAAACAGATATCAGTAAATCAGATTTTGCATAAGGAGGAACAAATGAAAATCTTACAATCAACAGATCGCGGCGTTAGGAGCTACGACATATCCTGCGAGAACCATGACGCTGTACAGCTTCAGGTTAAGCGTATCTTCGACCAGTACCCCTCAATGGGGTACGGCACCATGTCATCAGGAGTGCGCTGGTCTGAAATGGACGGGCTGTGGAAAGTCCACATTTCTCACTCACTGTCATGCGACTAACCCAACAGGGAGGCTTCGGCCTCCCTTTTTCATATCGGCTTAGGCAATCCATTACCCAACTCTAGCCAAGCATCATCGCTCTGATCAGTCAGCAGAAACACCTCAACATCATCCAGTATTGGCTGGAACCTGAAACCCTCCGCCTTGTACTTTTGCCACAATCTGTCAGCCAGTGTATGTGCAAACGCCTTCTGCTTATCAGATAGAACCCTCTCCCGCTTCCTGTTCTGACGGTAGCGTTTCTCACTAGTAGTTATAAGGGTTAAAGTATTATAAGGGTTAGTGGCTCTGTGTGAGCCCTCAGGAGCACTGTTTGAGGGCTCAGAGTGAGCCGTCTCACAGTGAGCCCTACCCTCTTCAAGGTCTTTTTCAACAAATGTCATCACCACAATATCGGTCTTATTAAACCGCTTCTGCCTGTGGATCACCCCCGCATCTTCCAACTGCTTCAGCTTGCGCTTGACCGTTGCCCGTGAACACCCGCACAACTCACATATGCGCTGTACACTGGGCCAAGCCTGACCCATGCTGTCGTTCATATGGTCTGCCACACAAAGCAGAACCAGCTTCTCCAACGGGTCCTTGGTCTGATAGTCCCAAGCCCATGCCAGTGCCTTTATGCTCATCCCAGTCTCCTCTCTGTGATTCGGTGCCAGAGCAGGCTTACCTCAAACAGGTCATCTGCGTCCATCACCAACCGCTCACCATAGCCAAAATCGTGCTTATGGTGCATCTCCTCAAACCGTGTCCTACCTGTCCAGCCCAACAACTTAATGCAGTCCGGCTCGTCAGTCGTAGTAGCAAGCACAGCGACATTTGCCTTGAACTTATCCATCGAATCAAAAATAAGTTTGCCCGTGTTGGTCAGCTTTACGTCAACGCTGATATCATCCATCCACAGGTCCACGCCTCCGTCCGTGGCAATGTTCAGCCGTGGCGGTTCTGTACCAAAAGCACGACACACAGCAAACTCTGCCATAAAACCTATCTTGTTTGCCTCTACACGGCTCTGCTTTGGGTCATCTAGCCTCGGCCCCTTACCCATGTGCTCCAGAAGCACTACCGTGTCCAGAGCGAGCATTTTCGCCTCGTGCAAGTCCCCCTTCGATAACCTGATAATCATACTTCGTCTTCCTCCTTGCAACCAACCTGAGAAATAACAGCCGCCTGTCCGCCGTTCAGCCGCGTGAAATCCTGATGCGCCTTAACTCGCTTTGGCTCTGTGGCCATCATGCAGGCCAGCCTTGTCTCAAACAAACCCTCATTGAACATCAGGTAACAAGTCGCCTTGTCGCTGATGTTGAACTGCGAAATAACGCAGACAGCTATCATCCCTTTGAACATTAAATTTTACCCCCTAGCAGGTCCAAAAAATCGCCGAGGTCAACCACGGCCAAGGGCTTTTTACGGTCCGCCCCAACGACCAGAACATCAGCCCCTTCAATGTG